CAACACCCATCCGAACCCATGACGACCAACCTCTATGCTCTCATGCGTTGAGCATGCCTTCCAATGGGTGAGTTTTCAGCGTCCGCCCGATTCGCCGTGCATGTCCTCAAACCGCGAGAGAGGCTCGCCCGTAATCTGTGAAATCAGGTTCTCGACCAAGTTCCACAGACCGCCGGTGAAGGACGATGCTCGATCGTAGTAATTCGCGCGATATTCGTCCGTCTGTCGGAATTGGTTCCACATATCCGCGATTGCTGATCCGATGTTCGTTCCAAGTGCGAGAGCCTCCAACACGGCAGCCGTCAAGACTTCCTTTCCGGTCACATATTCGATGATGATACACAACAGCACGACCGTTGTCACATCTGAAGTCAGGTTGAAAACGCCCTTTGTCACATTCCTAAAGGAATAGGCGGTCACGACCGATTTTAGCAAATCGCGCTCTGTCTCTTGGAGTTCGATTCGGTGAATTATGACCTGAGTTGCCGCCGCTTTAGGCATTGATCTCAAAGCCTCCAACCGTCACAACCCACGCGGCTGTATTGCCCGCGCTCATATTCACCGCCAGCGATGAATACGGGGGGATCATGGTGCTGAAGAACCGTCCTTCTAAATTGACGATGGCGGGGTGATCTATCGTGCTAATGCCGCCTCTCAACAAATCAAAGGTAGTGATCGCCAGCGTTCCGGCTGTGATGCTTGGTTTGGTCGGGAAGGTCGTGTTTGCAGGAACCAAAAAGAGTTGTATTTGCTCTGATGAGTCGCCTCCATAATACTGCATGAATTGGATCGAGACGGCACTCTCTCCCGCTGTGAATACGCGAAATAGGTTCGCCTGATCTGAACCGGCGGGGATTGTTGCCTCTTGAACAAGGAATTGACCGAGAGCGTGAGTCATACGATCACCGCTTCTCGGCCCATCGAGTGATCTCCTTCGCTCTCTTTGCGCCCATCAGTTCAGCATCAAAAAGGGTCTTGGCCGCTTTTTTGATTGTGGCCTTCTCTGATGCGCTCATTAGCCCGAATCGAGCCTTCGCTCTCTTGGAGATAGACACGCGATCAACCGTCCGTTGAGAATCCCACGCGAGTGTTCAGCGCGATAGGAATACCGCCGCTCGGTTGAAAGACGCAAGCATGAGATCCGCCGGAGTTGGTGAAGCCCAAAGTTCCGATTGATACTCCCGACCCATTCAGGAAGTTAATCATTGAAGTTAATTCGGCGTCATTGTTCCCGCTGTATGCGTAAAAGTGACTGACATTTCTCCCCTGTAATGTCTCGCCAATTCCATTTCCGGTCAAGACCGAAAGAAACTCGTGGAAGTCGCTTGAACCGCTCGGCGTGATGGAGAAGACATGGTATTCCCCGTTCGTGCAAGCGACGGAGAGTGAGGCTTCTCTATCCGTGATTGCCGAGGCCATCACCATCAATTGATCTCCGCTTGCTAAACGGAACGAATAGGGGACGGGAGAGGGAAGCGGAGAAGTCCCGCCGTCCTTGTTGGATCCCATCGGGAGGACTCCCTTTATGACGCCGGCACTTCTCACGAAATTATAGGTGGCATCCGTCTCGAAACTTATGCCACCGGACACGACGGCGAAGTTGCCGAGTTGATCCGCATAGGTTCCGAGCGATTGCGCCGAACCTACAATTGACGAGTCGGTGGTCACCTCGTCAAGAGTGTTCTCGGTCGTGGCCGCGTTTGCGAGCGGAACGATCCTATTGCGGCGATCCTTGACGGTTCCGTAGGTATTCACATTCGCCATGAGATCACAGCCTCACTCCGGCCCCAAGAGCCGGCTTGATGAGATTGCGATTAACTGATGCTATCGGTCGCCTCAAAAGTCGGCGACCGACTCGGAAGGTGATCGAGATCCCGAAGGCCGCTAATGCCATCGGAAGGATGTTTGCTTGAAAATTGTTGGTCATGGTCGTGATTGCGAGGGATGGTTCGCTCACGATGTCGGCGAGGGAGATTTCACCCGCGCCTTGAAGTTCAAGGTGAGTCGAAGTATTCCAAGAATCGGCGGCCGAGACATTCACCATTCCCAAATCTTTGTCCCCAAAAATAAAGCCCGTAATGCTTGTTCCTGCGATGCCTTCGGTGATCAGAGATCCATAGGCGAGTGCCTCGATAGCATTCAGGATGCTGAAGGCGGGCTTTGATCGGCGTTTTGCTTTCTTCCGGCGGGCCATTGATCGAACGGGTGAAATCGGTTGTTAATTATGGTTGGCAAAAAATATCAAGCAAACTTCCCACCCTCACCACGCGGTAATTCGACCAAGACCGGATTACCCGATTCTGTCGGATTGCTCATTCTTTCCGTGATAAAATGGGCGATTGCCTGTTGAACGGGATTGATCGGTTCGATGTCACCAATTCCCTGCTCGATCAGCGACTTGAGAGCCGCCGCGATGTTGCCGTCGAGATCAGCAATCGCGGAGTGGAACAGTTGCGCCGCCCTGACGCCGAACCACACCGTCAAACCCATGTTTATCACTATCAAAAAGCCTATCACGATCCATTCCATAGGGATGTCGAGCCGCTCGCGGCCCTTAACCAAACCTGAACCGGCCTTGACCGGCTTTCTCTGAGAGAGAGAGAGATAGATAGATCAATCAATCACTATTTATTTACTAAAACCGAGTCTTCCTGTAAAAATAATACAGTTAAGTGCTTCAGCGGCTTCGGCTCGATTGAGAATTATGACGCGAGAGAAGTATGAGGAAAGACGATTTGCGGCCAAGACCGCTAAAGTGATCGAGCAAGCGAACGAGATAATGGAGGAATACTCAGGAGACAAATTGACCCTGCGACAATTGCATTATCAGTTTGTAGCGAGAGATCTCTATGAGAATACGATGAGGAATTACAAGAAACTCGGCGACATCCTCAGGAACGCAAGAATGGCGGGTTTGGTGTCGTGGGATTTAGTGCAGGATCGGACTCGTGGTTTGACGGGTTGGGGATGGGGCAACCTAAACCCTGCTCAGGCTATCAGGTCGGCCGCTTATTCATACAAGGAACGCCGATGGAAGACACAACCGGTCAAGGTCGAGATTTGGGTTGAGAAGGACGCCCTCAGCGGGGTTCTCACCGATCCGGCCGCCGAATACCGGTTGAATTACTTCGCGACGAAGGGCTATCCTTCGATCAGTTCTCTCAAGGATGCCGCCGACCGATACAAGGACTTCGATGAACGCGGCGAGTCGGTCGTCATCCTATACTTCAGCGACCATGATCCGGAAGGGCTGCACATGCCTCAACAAGTCGGCGAGGCGTTGCAATCCTTCGGCGTGACTAATGTTGAGATCCGCCGCATGGGTTTGACGATGGATCAAATCCGAGAACACTCACCGCCACCATCGGCAGCAAAGAGAACGAGCAGCCGAGTGCAATCATATTACGATGCAACGGGAACCGATCAAGCGTGGGAATTGGACGCGCTCAAGCCGCAAATCATTCAGGACTTGATCACTTCCGAGACTGACAAAATCATAGATTGGGATTTGTGGAATGAAGCGGTTGCAAAGGAAGAAGCGAACAAGGAATTGATGATGAAAGTCGCGGCGCGTTGGGAAGACATCCTCGACCTAATCAACGACGACGAGGACGACGACGAACAGCCAAATTACTGCGAGTATTGCGATGAATTGGATGAGGATTGTGAGTGTGATGATTGATGCCTGATTTCAGCGCACTATTAGCGGAGTGTCGGAAGTATCGAAATGTCTGTCCGTGCGGGGTGAGGAAGAAGACCTACGCACTCTTAGGGCGCGGGTCGAAGGTGCTTTGCTGCCCGATCTGTGACGATGAAGAATCCATATTGGAAACGATAGAAGAATGTTGGCCGTCTGAAAAAACGGCCTTGACCGGAAGTGATGATCAATGAGGTTTTCATGTCGATACTGCGGCGTCTATTGGGAGTTCGATCTATCCAAACCACCGACCATCGAGAGTCAGATTCAGAAGGTTCAATCGGAACAATGTCCCACCATGCTGAACGGGATCACTCACCGTCTCCGAGGCGATGTCGAATGAGCAACATAACGAGCATCAGCCTCGACCCTGAGACTGAGGCGTTGGCACACCGAATGAAGCGGGAAGGCAAAAACTTCAGCAAGTTCGTTCGGGAGTGTCTCCACCTATACTATCGAGAAGAGAGCGGGGAACACATGGGCCGCCGGATCGAGTGGGCGGAATGTGAGCCGTATTGTCATCCGTCGCGAACCCACTATTGCCGCGTATGTTGGCCCGCAGGGACGCCCTCTCTCGACGCTTTGGCAGCCGCCAACGCTCATGTCACCCAAGTGAAGAACGCTCGCGCTCTCGGCAGCGCAAATACCGTTGATCGGGACTGCTTGATCCCGTCCCTATGGCGACGCGATGAAGTCGGGACTTTCCACTTGACGCTCGAGCAAGGCGTCCTCGATTGGCTGAGAGAAGAAGCCGAGAACCACAACCGGTTCATCATGCCGCTTGCTGACCTTGATTTGAAGGGGAATGCAAAGCCGGTCAAGGCCGCGAAAGTGAAAGTCGGGCTGATCAAGCGTCTATTCAGGGAAATAGGCCGATAGAGCGATCCTAAGCACTTCAACACCCATCCGAACCCATGACGACCAACCTCTATGCTCTCATGCGTTGAGCATGCCTTCCAATGGGTGAGTTTTCAGCGTCCGCCCGATTCGCCGTGCATGTCCTCAAACCGCGAGAGAGGCTCGCCCGTAATCTGTGAAAT